GAATCTCGATGGCGGGATTCGTATTCACCGCCTGTTTCAGCGTGCGCATCACTTCGGCGCCAGTGCCATCGCCACCGGCATGCACGACGCGCGCCTGTGTGTGCGCCGCCTCCCGGGCGAGATGGAGCTGCCCCGCACTCCTGTCAAATCGGCAACCCAGCGCATCCAGCCAGCGGATGGCCTCCGGTGCGGCGGCGCAGATCTGTTGAATGACGGCACGATTGCCGAGTCCTGCCCCTGCCCGGAAGGTGTCCTCGACATGCGATTCGACGGAATCCGCTTCCGACCAGGCCGCCGCGATGCCGCCCTGCGCCCAACCGCTGGCACCATCCAAGGACCAACGCCCAGCACTGAGCAGCAGAACCCGTCGCGGTGCGGCAGCCAACGCGACACTCAGTCCCGCCACCCCGGAACCAATAACGATCACATCGGCGTGCATGGTTTCAGGCTGCCTCGCGCCGTCCGATGTCGAGCATGCGTTGCACGGCAAGTCGCGCCCTCGCGGCAATCGCCGGGGCCACCTCGACGACATGCTGGGTCTGCTGAAGCGCCACAAGAATGCCGGGCAGAGTGATGCGCTTCATGTGCGGACAAAGCTGACATGGCCGCGTGAACTCGATGTCCGGGAACTGTACGGCGACGTTGTCACTCATCGAGCACTCGGTGACCATCACCACACGCGGCGGACGCAGGCGATCCAGATGGTGGATCATCGCCGCCGTCGACCCGACGAAGTCGGCCTCCGCCAGAACATCCTGCGGACACTCGGGATGCGCCAGCAGATGCACCGGACCGAGTTGCTGCCGGTAGTCACGCAACTGCTGTCCGCTGAAGCGCTCGTGCACCTCGCAACTGCCTTGCCAGAGAATGATCTCCACGCGGGTTTTCGATGCCACGTATTGGCCGAGATACTGATCGGGCAAGAACAGCACGCGCGGCACACCCAACGATTCCACCACCTGCACGGCATTGGCCGACGTGCAGCAGATGTCGCTTTCTGCCTTCACCTCGGCACTGGTGTTGACGTACGTCACCACCGGAACGCCGGGATAACGCTGACGCAGCAGGCGAATGTCGGCAGCGGTGATGCTGTCCGCCAGAGAACAACCCGCCGCACTGTCCGGAATCAACACGGTACGCCCCGGATTCATCAGCTTGGCGGTCTCGGCCATGAAGTGCACGCCCGCCATGACGATGATGTCGGCATCGACATCCACCGCGCGCTGAGCCAGCGCCAGCGAGTCGCCGACGATATCCGCGACACCGTGGAAAATCTCCGGCGCCTGGTAGTTGTGCGCCAGGATCACCGCCCGCTTCTCGCGCTTGAGCGATTGGATGGCATCGACGTAAGGCAGGTACTCGGCCCAGTCGGCATCGCCCAGCACCGCACGGGTTCGCTCGCGCAGGGCGGCATGTCGCGCAAACAGCTCCGCATTGGCACGCGGCAGTTCATTCAGGGTTGGAGACATCGCGACCTCGCAGGCGGTTTGTGGCTTCGATTTATGCTCAGAACGAGCATTACCGGTTCGTAATGCTAAAAGTGAGCATAAGTCGCCGTCAAGCCTGCCTCCACCCGAACGCCCATCGACCAAGCCGTGAAAAACAAAAAAGCCCGCTGCTTGCGCAGCGGGCTTTCGAATATGGCTCCCGAGGTCAGACTCGAACTGACGACCCCCTGATTAACAGTCTGGCCCGACAAGGCAACGTAACCAACTGACCTGAAAGAACAAATTAAGGCAACGTCTTGTCAAAAAAACGCCTGATCGCGGCTCATGCAAGTACCTGAGCGCAAAGCAAGTCCGTTTGGCGTTTTAGACAGGCGTGCTCGCGCAGGCGCTGAGCAGTAGTGCGGGAAGGGCAAGGTATTTGCGCATGTCACGCCTCCCGAATGACCGAGAACGTACCGACCAGCGTGCCGCTTGTTGTTGTGCTGGTCAGCACAGCCCACGCAATGCACGAATCGTCGCGGATGTCTGGCATGGCGGACGCCGCAAAGCGCTCGCTGGTCGGGTAGTTGGCAACCAGTGTCGACGCCTCACTGATCTGCCGACCCGCTGTCACGCCGAAGCTGCCTGCGGTGCCCGTCGTGGCACTCAGCGTAATCGTGTTCACGCCCTTGATGCCCAGCCCGGCTTTAGCAGTGGGCAGGTACTCGCGCAAGTTTGCGCAGAAGCCGGCGGGCCGGGTCGCCGCCAGGCTGATCGCGTTCAGGTTGCCGGTCGAGGCATCGCTGTAGGTGACATTCACGGTCGCGGTCACGGCGGTGCTACCGGTTGCCGTGTACCACTCCAGCCACCAATCAATCTCGGTGTAGTCGGTCGCGCCAATGCGCGCCGCACTGACGCCCAGCGTCGCGAGGTCAATGGCGGCGTTCTGCGCCGTGGTCACGGTGCCAGATAGCCCGCCCATGTGGGCAAGGCGATCATAGGCAATCGTCAGCATGCCGCTGTTGCCTGAGCGCATCGTATGGCCTGCCCAATACTGCGCGCCCGCCGTGGACGTTGGCAGCGGGTGTGCCCCCGTGGTGGTGTCGTCACACACCGCTGCAGCGGCGGGGATTGCCCCTTGCGCCGGGTAGCCAGTGGCTCGCCACAGGCTGCACCAGGTGTTGGCAGTCTGACCGCTGATACTGCCTTTGCTCACGAGTTGCTTGTTTTCGAGGTAGCCGATGGGCACGTTGGAGCCTCCTGATGTTGTATTGGCCACACTCGCAGGAGCTGGCGGAGCCAGCACGGCTGGGGCGTCGGTGCCGGACATGCTGACCAGGGCTTGAAACACTCGGTCAGCCAGCCAGCGGCCCAGATACCGGTTGCCGTCGGGGCCGAGGTGATCCAGCGCAGTGTTGACATACCTTGCGGCGTGCGTGCCAGGTGTTGTTGAGCCGCCATAGAAGATCGGTGACGCAGCAGCGCTGCGCACGGGAATGAACCCAACAAGCGCGTCGCCAGATTCGGTCACCGCTTCGATGACAGCGGCTTCGTGGCCATCAAGGCCGATCTCGTCAGCCGGGGCGATATCCCATGTCGCGATGCCATGAAACAGAATGACTGCCTGCGCGTGTGCGGCCCGAATCGTCGTGATCAACGAGGCTGCCGCTGACTTGATCTGCGCTGCCGAAAACCCGCTGCCGTACGCCCAGTCGTTCCAGCTGAGCGAGATCAGGACCAGATCAACATCTGGCGTACCGGTGACATCGGTGACGCGCTGCACGTAGTTGTAGTTGCTGCCGCCATTCGTCGCTTGCAGACCCGTCCCGCTGATCGCGCTGAGCTGCGCGTCGCGCAGGCCAAGGCAATCGGCGAGCACCCACGCAAACGAGTCGCCCTTGGTGTCGTAGCCGTACATCGCGGCGTTGGAGTCGCCCAGAACCACAATGCGCGCACTGTTGATGTCCGCCGGGCGAGTGCATGCGCTGTCGCCCGCCGTATGCACGCTCACCAGCTTGATGTCATAGCGGCCTTCGAGCGCAACGCGGCGCTTCTTGGCGGTCGTGAACGTCACTGCGATATAGATGGTGGCAGCGCCCGCGCCAATACCCGTCCCGTTGGCCAAGCCAGACAGCGAGTAATACACGCCATCCACCATGATGCGCGGACCTGAGCCCGCCCAGGCGGTGACGCCGAACACCAGGACACTGCCGTCGCATTCCGTCTCTGCACGCCACGCCAGATCGGCTTGCCCTGTGCTGACGTTATAGGTGACGCAGGGGAACCACACGCCGCCGCCGGTCTGCACCGCGTTGCCGCCCGCGTAGAGGCACACACAGGCATCTGTCGACGGATCAACAGCCCAGCTCTGCGTCGCCGTGCCGGGCAGTGTCGCGGTGATGCTGGGGGCGCTGGCCAGCACGGTGGAGTCGGCATCGCGGGTGCGCGGGTTGTTGTACAGCGTGAGTGCAGCGCCTTCGGCGATGCGGCCCGCTGTGTTGGCGCTGCCGCTCGCCGATTGCAGCGCCTTGATGTCGCTGCCAATGGCGGTGATCAGCGCTTGCAGGCGCGTTTCCAGCGTCATGGCTTAGGCCTTCGCGGTGGCGTAGTCGGCCGCCAGATCGCGGTCGTAGTTGGCAAGACCGGCGGTCAGCGTGGACAGGTCTGTGGCTGCTGCCGCCCCGATGTTGCTGCGCGCCTGCGTCTGCTGTGGTCCGCTGAGCGTTTGCGCGGCGTCGTAGCGCACCCGGTTGGCGATCTCGGTCGCGATGGTCGCGGCAAAGCTCGGGTCATTGTTCAGCGCGGCGGCCAGCTCGTTCAGCGTGTTCAGCGTCGCCGCCGCACCGTCGACAAGGCTGTTTGTGACGGCTGTTTTTGCCGCCTCGATGGCGTCGTAGATCTTGTCTGCCGACCACGTAACCGTCGTGTCGCCGTTGCCAGCTGCGTCGTTGATCGACACGCCGCCACCGGCTGCGGCGTTGGCTGCCGCCAGCACTTCGTTGATGGCCGCCACAAGATTGCTCTTGGCCGTGGTGTTGAGGCTGGACAGCAGCCCCTGCGCGGTGTTCAGCGCTTTGATGTCGGTGCCAATGGCATTGGCGAGTGCAACCAGTCTGGTTTCGAGGCTCATGGCCGCTCCTAGGCTTTGGCGAGGATGTAGTAGGCGACGGGATCAACTGTCAGTTCGGGCACGAAAAGGCCGCCATCGGCCCCGTTCGTAAGGCGGTTCTCGGCATCCGTGCTGATCGCCGCTGCAGAGCCCGGCGGACCCTGCAGGAACGGCATCAGCGTCACGCTGAGCGTGGTGCTGATCGCACGCAGCTCCAGCGTGCCGGGCGTGCTGCCGGTCAGCGTGGCGGAGGCGGTGTAGCGCGGTTCAAGCATGGGTCGCGCCGTCCACGATGGTGATCACGTCCGTATCGGTGCTGATCACATCGCCTGCCGGACTGGTCAGCTTGATATCGATGATTGCGCGGCCCAGTGTCCACGCCGCCGTGCTCCCCGTTGAGCGAACCCGGCATAGCCGATTGGCGGCAGACAGCCACGAGAAGTCCAGTTCGGCAACCAATGTGTCACGCACCGTGCGGATCTGGCATTCGCCGGTCCAGCCGGTCAGGTCGGTCACTGCCACACCGTCATCGGTGACGTTGACCTCTCCGGAGAAGTCGAAGGTATTCCCGCGCTTGAACTGATTGGTCATCTCAGCGTTCCTCGATCACTGAAAAACTGCTGCCGAAATAGGGCCCGGACTTGTGGCCGATCTGCCATGTCCGATCCACATGGCCATACACGCCAGCACGGTGCATCCATGCCTGACTGAGCGTGCGCGGAATCGCGATCACTTCGCCGGTCACGCCCGCCTCAAACATCAGGCGGATGAAGGACGGCGGGTCGTCGGCCAGCGCCTCGTGCGTGGTGCTGCTGATACCCCAGGCGATCTCAGTTCCCATAAACGCTTCGACGGGCACGTTCATGACCCGCGTGCGGACGCCGGTGGTGGCCACCCACTGACTGCCCGCTGTTTCATCCATAGCCCCGGTGTCGCGGAACGTCATCGACCAGCCCGCATCGATGCCATCGGTCATTGCCAGCACGGGACCGGCCCACAGACGACCGAACGACAGCGGGAACCCACTGGCAGGCGTGATCTCGATGCGCAGATAACGATCCGTGATCGTCGCCGCCAGTGCGGCATACAGGTTCATCGGTACGTTGGTCGCTGGCTTCGCGCCCAGGTAGAACGTGCCGCGATGCGTGTAGCTGATCGCATCCGCGCCCGAGTAAACAAACATCGTCGCGTTGTAGTACTCGATCCCGGTCGTGTCGATGCCAAGAAGTGCGATCAGCGAGACGCCAGGATGTCCCAGGCCAAGGTCGACGTAGAGCTTTGCGGTGCCACCGGTGCCCGAGGTGATGACACAGCGGTCAGCCAGCCCGCGCAGCTGCAGGTTTGCAAGCGGGAAGTCGGCATTCACGACGGTGTCGGCCTTCACCGTCAGCACCGCGTTGTCGATCAGGTTTTCCCACGCGATCAGTGCGGCCATGAATCAAGTACTCCCAGGGATTTCGAGCAGCGACAGCGCCGCAGCGCGGCCGCGGAATCGGATCGTTGAGCCCATCAGCAGCAGCCATTTGCCGCTGTCCAGGCCATAGCTGTTGTGGGTGACATGCACCCAGTCGCCAATCTCCAGCGCTTCGGCAATCTCGCCGGCGAGCGCTGCATCGATCTCGTACCAGGTCATCTGCTGATCAAACAGCGCACCGACGCGATCAATCTCGGTCTGCAGGTCGGTGGCGGACTGCAGAAAGGTCGGCTGCGCCTCGGCGGCGGCGGCGTGCGCGTACGCGCTAGGCAGATCCACGTCGGCAACCTTGATCGTGTACTCGGTCTGCAACTCAGCACGCGCATCGCCAGTGACTGCGGCAGCGATATCGCTGTCGCTGTGCACGGTGTAGTTGCGCTGGCCAGCCAGGCGCAGGGACAGTCCCGACGCGGTGTCGTCGTGGCGCGTCAGCCGCACGATGTTCGCGGTGGTCAGGCGCACCGTGCCGGTATCCGTTCCGCGCGCGCGAAGGCGACCCACGGTCAGCGAGCCGTCGCGCTTCGAGCCGATCCATCCGCACCAGCCATTCAGTGCCTGCTGCAACAGCGACAGCGCGCTGATCGGCGAATCGAGGTAGCAGCCCAGTGTGTACGGCGCAGCCGTGTCCAGTGCCGTGATCGCTGCAGTATCCACGCGCCCATCGGTGTATGCCGTCGCGTCCACGCGCTCGATGATGGCCTGCATGAACTGCGGCAGGCGGTCGGCAGGCGTCAGCACGTCGACCAGCGCGATGGCGCTGACGGTGTTGTTGGCGTCAGGATTGAACGTCGTGTCGAGTGTGCCGTCGGTGTTGAGTCGCGCAATGCGATTGCGACTGCCGCCAGCGATGGTGGTGAATGAGCCGCCGACCAGCAGTCGTCCATCGCCGTCAACGGCCAGCGCAGACACGGTGCTGCCCGGTGCCGGGTTGTACCCGGTATCCAGCGTGCCGTCGGCGTTCAAACGTGCAAGGTAGTTGCGGGCCGTGCCACCGACCGTCGTGAACGCGCCACCGATCACGATCTTGCCGTCCGACTGGACTACGATCACGTTGACGGTGTTGTTGACGTTGGGATCGAACCCGGTATCGAGTGTGCCGTCGGCGTTGAGGCGTGCCATCCGATTGCGGCTTCCACCAGCGATGGTGGTGAATGAGCCACCCACCAAGTGCTTGCCGTCCGGCTGAATGGCCAGCGCATAGACCGTCGTATTCGCGTTCGGGTTGTAGCCCGTGTCCAGCGTCCCATCCGCGTTGATTCGCGCGATGTAGCTGCGCGCCACGCCACTCATGTTGAAGAACGATCCACCGACGACGCACTTGCCATCGGCTTGCACCGCCAGCGTCCGCACGATGCTGTTGGCATCGGGGTTGTAGCTGGTGTCGAGCGTGCCATCGGCGTTGAGGCGAGCAATGCGGTTGCGGGCCGTCGCAGAGACCGTGGTGAACAGTCCGCCCAGGATGATCTTGCCGTCTGCCTGCGCCGCGAGCGTCAGTACAGAGTTGCCCGCGTCCGGGTTGAATGCAGTGTCCAGCGTGCCGTCTGCGTTCAGGCGAGCAATGCGGTTGCGTGCCGTGCCGCCCACCGTCGTGAACGTGCCGCCGATGATGGCAACGCGCCCCGGCAGCGCGAGGATGACGCCCACCGAGCCGTTGGCGTTCGGGTTGTAGCCCGTATCCAACGATCCCGCCTTTGCAATCCGTGCAATGTCATTGCGCGCAGTGCCACCAACGGTGGTGAACGACCCGCCCAGCAAGATCTGCGCACCGGCCTCGATCAGCCCACCACCTTCGACGTGCGCGCAGACAGGCCGGTCCGGTTGGTTGACAAGTTTGATGCCCTGCCGATCCACGGTGTAGCGCCAATCCGTTCCGGCGACAAAGGGATCGCCTTTGTCGAATGCAGTCGTAACCGCCTCGATCTCGCCGTCGTGGTAGTCGTAGGCGAACGCCTCATCGCCAGTGATCGCTGTCGAGCGCAGCACGCCCGGCGCGTAGCGCACGGGACCAAACGTCAGCGGGCGGGGTTTGCCGCGTACAGCGGGGTTGGCGTAGGTGTCTGGGTACAGGTCTGGCTGCACGGGCACGTCCAGCCATGCCAGCGGGTCGGCGAGCGCGAACACGATGCTGCGGTTGTTCGGCGTCATGCTGACCCGGTCGATCAATCCCGCCTGCCACAAACGGCAGTCTTCCCACAAATACGACGGGTCAGCCGCCTCGTCGTCCCAGCACCAACGGAGCTGATATCGCCCGTCGCGCCAATCTGGGCCGACAGTGCCCATGCCGAGCACTTCCGAGCCCAACATCCAATCGAGACGACGATCCCCGTTGAGCAAGGCAATCGTCCCCGCGCGTTGGCTGCTGCGTCCACCCAGCGGCCATGCCGACGCACTGCGCGAGACGACGATGTCGTCCGCACCACTGATTCGCGCCACGGCGGACCGCGTCGTGATGTCGTCCGTGATGGTGAACACCACCGGATCACTGGAAAACAGATATTCCACGGTCGGCGGTGTCAGAACGCTCCGCGACCACGGCCGCGAGACGCGGAACAACAGAACGCGACGGCGGCTCATACGGTCACCCCGCGACGCATCGCGGCGTGCTGGCCACGCGAGCGATCGTTGGCGGCATCGCTGCGCTCGCCCGTGGCCACGACCGCTTTGACAATTGCCTCGGTGCCCTGTGCGTCGACGCGCTCCAAACGCTCCAGTCGATCGGCAATCCGGCGCAGCTCGGCAACCACGGACGCATCGCTGCCACCTGCCCCACCGATGTTCCCAGCGCGCCAGGCATTCGCCATCGGCACCGGCAACACCATCTCGCCGGCGTGCAGGATCGCCGGCCCTGTGGCGGGCACATTCCAAGTGCCAACGGCATAGCTCGGCACCCCGGCCGCACTGTTCGATGCGGCCGTGTTCGAGGCAATGCGATCCAGCAGATCGGCAGCGCGAACCGCAACATCGAGTTGATCGCTGGCCGTCGTGGACAGCGTTGACAGGTAGTCCAGATCGTCCATCGCATCCGCCGGGAACACGTTCGACAGATAGGGCGCAAGCTGGTTGCGGATGTCGGGCGCCAAGGTGTTGACGTACGTTCCCAGTGTGGCGATGGCTTCGTTTGCATCCGCTTCGTTGGTCGCATTGGTGATCGCGTCCAAGTACGGTTTCAGCGCTGTGCCTTGGCCAGCAGGCAGCTTCGCCACTTCGGCTTGCAGCGCCTGATTCAGCAGCGACTGCGAATCCGCAAGGTTGCCCAGGTCAACGCCGACACTTGCCGACAGCTCCGTCAGATCAACGCCAAGCTGGTTGGCCAAGGTCGCCAGCGACTGCGTGCTGGCCACCGTCATCGACGTGAGGTCGATGCCCATCTGGGTCGTCAGGTCTGTGATGCCGTCGCCCAGGTCAGACAGCGTCAAACCCATCTGGCCCGTCAGATCTGTGAGACTCACACCCAGCAGATCGGCCATGTTGACCAGCGCCAGCACCGTCTCGCCGGTGATCGTGTCCAGGTTGATGCCCAGATCCTCAGTGAGCGACATCAGATTGATGCCCATGCTGTCCATCAGCTCCCACACCGTCTGACCGATGGCACCCGAGAAGTCGGCGAGGTGTTGGGCGAGCTGCACGGCGAGTTCCAGGCGATTGGTCTCTGCAACCTGAGCGGCCTCGCCTGCGGTCATCGTGCCGCCCCAGTTGTCGCCAGTGGGCCCGGTCGATCCGCTGACGTTGGCCAACATACCCTGCAGCAGCTCGCGCACCTGCCAGAAGCCGCTGTTGTAGTCGTCGCCGCTGGCCTCGGCACCACGAAGCAGGCGCAGGTACACGTCGGCCAGCTGGGTTGCCGAACTGGCATCGCCCGAGGCCACGGCGGCATTGAGTTGATTCCACGCCTCAGCCAGTTGCTCCGCAGGCGTCAGCGCGCTGGTATCGCCCAGCAGCATGCTGTCGAGGTACTGCTGCAAGGTCAGCGCGGATTGCCGCTGTTGCTCCCAGTAGTCCGCTGCAGCATTGCCTGCGGACTCGATGCCCGATGTCAGGGCCTCGCCCACGTCTGCATCGCCTGCACCGTAGAGCTGGTCGACCAGCGATTGGGTTTCTTCACGGAGCTGCGCCAATGCCACCGCGCGCATCTGCGCCGCACGCATTTCGATCAGCGCCAGCGCCTGCTCGCTCGCCCCGGCCGCACCGGCAGCCCGGGCATGCGCGTTCGCTTGCTCCACCGCATTGGTACGCCAGTCGTCCACGTCGCGCATCGCGCTGGCGTAGGTGCTCAACTGCTGTGTCTCACGCAAGATGCCCTCGATAAAGTCGCTGTAGTCCGCCTGGGCATCGAGCAGCGCCTGCTGTTCTGCGGCGGCATCTTCAGCGGCCTGCGTGGCGTCATCCGCCTGCTGTTCTAGCATCGTGTAGTAGCTGTCTGCGGTGCCCGCCAGGCGCAACAGCGTCGCGATCTGGCGCTGGCCGGATTCCGTTGTGGCATCCAGCGACTGCATCAAATCCCACATGCCCTCGCGGGTGGCTGGCAGCACTAGACCCGCCTCGGCAAACGCCGTGTTCAGCGCGGTTTGCGCGACCTCGAACTTGTGCGACTCCGGCGCAAATGCACTTACAAAGTCACTCATGCTGCTGATGAACGCGTCGATGCCGCCCGCCATCTCAATCAGACCTTCGCTAATCTGCGCAAACTTCTCCGGGTCTGTCTCGTCGAGCGAGAATCCCAGTTGCCGCACCGCTTCTTGAGTGACTTGCACGCCAGTGGCTACGCGGACCAGTGTCTCGCCCAGCCCTTCGCCTACCTGCTGAAACTGCCCAATGAAGGGCACCACACTGCCCGCCAGCCCGTCGAAAATCTTGCCGAACACCGCTTCAAGTTCCGCCTGGGCCTCTTCTGGACTGAGGTCCATTGTGCTGATGCGGATCTCTTCAATCTGGTACGCGGCAATCGCGGCGTCGACGGCCTCAGCGCTCATGCCAAGGGCTGCCGCGCCACCGCGGACGGCATCCGCAATGGAGTTCAGCACGAGCTGAAACTGCGCGGCCACATCGTCACCGAGTGCCTGCGTGTCGGTGTTGGTGTGCGTGCTGCCGAACCACCAGCTGCGAGAAGAGACTTCCTGGTACGCGCTGACCGTGATGCCGTCGAGCAGGTCCGTGAGCATGCCGCCGCCGATCAGCAATCCGGTGTCGGTGACCTTGGCGCGGGCACCGAGGATGCTGCGGGAAATCGAGTCAAGAAGCCCGCCAAACAGCCCGCCAAACAGCGTCACGTTTGCAATCGCGTTGGATGCCCGCGTAGCAAAGTTCAGCGGTGCGGCACCGGGCGCGGCAAAGTCCGCATCGCCTGCGCCACGTGCCAGCAGAGTGCTGGCACCAGTCAACCCTGCCTGCATCGCCGTCAGTGCGTTGAGCATGCTGCGGTTGATGCCGACGAGTTGCGATGTTGCGTTGGCGGTGATCTCCATGGCGTTGAGGATCGACGCCGAATCCGCCTGCGCTTCGCCAAGCACGGACCCAGTTCCTTGCGTGTCTTGGCGGTCCTGCGCGACGTTGCCGAACCCGCCTGCCAGTCCGCCAACGGAGACGCCCAGCGATGCTACGGCGGCGGCCATCGCGGCCATGCGGGCAAACGCGGTGTACCAATCTCCATTTCCTTGGTTAAGCACTGCACTGATCGCCAGAACAACATTCAGCGCGTCAATGGCGACCTGCAGCGCTTTGAACGCATCCGAGCCGTCTTCGGCCATGGATTGCAGGCTGCGCAGGCCGTCTTGCGCGGTTTGCACAACGCCGACGACCATGCCGTGGCGCAGCTCGCCCAGTGCCGCTTGCAGCTCAGCAACGCGATCCGGGTCAAACGTATCAAGGCTGGTGTCGCGCGCCTTTTCCAGCTCACGCGTGACCAGCTCCATATCGCGCAGCAAGCCCGACAACCCGATGTCATCCAGCCCGCTCAAAATGCGGTCGAGTTCGCTGGCGCTGTCGGACATCCCGGCGAGGATGTCTTCGTTGTTCTCGTACTGCTCAACCAGGGCAACACTGGCCTGCAGCTCGTTGCGCATTTCCTCGGTCAGTCCGCCCTTGGCCAGCGCCAACTGCTGCTCCAGCATCACCGCCTGACGGCGGGCAGCATTGATGGCGACTTGCGTCACCGTGAGCCCGCGTAACTTGTCCTGCTGCTGGGCGATCTGCTCGCGCAGTTGCGCGTTGCCCGTCTTCAACGACGAGGCAGCCGACGCCGCCTGATCCCATGCCACTTTCAACTTGCGGTTCGCCTCGATCTGCGCCAACGCCGCCTGCGCGGCCTCGCGCATCGCAGGCGTCAGGCCCTCCGTGTGTGCCAGCGTGTATTGATCCAGCGCGGCTTCCGATAGGCCGAAGGTCGCGACTTCTTCTTGCAGGGCTTTCAGGTAGTCCTCGCCGTCCTTGGCGGCGCGGCGACGCTCACTGGCGGCATCTCGCTCGGCCTTGGCTGCATCCTTGGTGGCCGCTTTGGCGGCTTCGCTCTGTGTGATCAAGGCAATCAATTGCCGACCTTGCTCACGCAATGAGTCGATGAACTCCTGTCCCTTGTTGGCCGCCTCCGCCGAGGCAATGCCTTGATCCAGGTAGTGCTCAGCGACTTGCACGGCCGACATACCAGCCGTCTCAGCCGCCTCGCTGGCCTCTTTCAACTTGGTCTTCAAGCCATCCACAAACTGCGCGGTCTGCGCATCGGCGGCAGCGATGTCGGTCATCTCGGTTCGCGCAGCGCGCATGCCTGCCGTCAGCGTGTTCCACGCACCGACCAGATCACCGCCGGACGCCGCGCCCGCCGCATTGCGCATCGCCTCGGCGGCAGTATCCAGCGCAGGCGCGAACTGCCGCGCGGCCGCGTCAGCTACGGAGGCCATTTCGGTGCGCATCGCCGACATGGCGGCTTCCAGGCGAAGCGCGTCAGAAATAGCCTGGTCGAGTTGCGGATTGAAATTGCCGAATCTGGCAGTGGTTCCCACGCCAGCAAATCGTTCAGCGCTGATGCGCGCCTCATCGAGCAGCTTCTGTTGCTCGATGAGCTTCTCATTCATCTGAGCCAGTTCCGAGGCAGCTTCATCGAACGACGCCCCCGCAAGACTCTCGTAGCCAGCGGCCAATCGCTCAGCGGTGTCCGCTGCGATCGCCATGGACTCGACACCCTCGTCAACCGCCTCGCGGTGCTCGCGTTCGGCTTCAATGGCGTTGTAGATCCCGACACCCAGCGCACCAATGGCCAGCACCGCTAATCCGATGGGGCCGCCTACCAGGGCGAGCATCGCGCCGCGCAGTCCAGCGGTTGCCCCCGTGGTCGCAACCAGGGCAGCCTGTGTGCGCATCACGGCAGCGGCGTAGGCGTTCTCGGCTACTGTGGCCTCAGCCGTCACGATGCCTGCGGCAGTCATCGCACGGTGCTTGGCTACCAGCGCCAGCGCTTCCGCTTCGGCGGCACGCGCGGCATTCAGCTCCGCCGTAGCCAGCAGCGCCGATTCAGCCGCCGCCGCACGCTTTGCCATCATGCTGGCGACCAGGGCGGCGACGTAGTTGGTTCCCATCACGACGGTGATCGCCGCTGCCGCCGTAGCCAGTGGCACGAACCCGCTCGCCAGTAGCGAGATGCCGCCAGCCAAGAGCGCAGATGCAGCTGTGGCCTCCGATGCGCTGCCGACAAACTGCAGCGCTTCGTTCTTGAGTTGCTGGAACGCGCCCGAGACGGTCAAGGCCATGCCAGAGAATTGCTGGTCGATGTCCGCACTGCCTTCCAGCAGCGCCTTGGTCACAATCTCGGCAGTCAACTTGCCGTCCTGCGCCATGGCACGCAGTTCACCGCGTGTCACACCCAAAGACTTGGCCAACATGTCCATCAGGATCGGCGCTTGCTCGGCGACCGAGTTGAACTCTTCACCGCGCAGCGCGCCCGCCGCCAAACCCTGCGACAACTGGATGATGGCGGCGGCGGATTCCTGCGCCGCTGCGCCAGAGACTACGAAGGCCTTGTTGATCGTCTCGGTGATGCGCAACGTCTGCGCTTGCGTCAGGTTCAGCGCCTCCGTCGAGCGTGCCATGCGCGTATACAGCTCCGCCGTGGCCTCGAAGGACTGCCGTGTTTCGTTGGCGATGGCCAGCGTCTGGGAACGGATCGCCAACGCCTGCTGCTCGCTGTCGGCGACCAGGCGAATCTTACTGGTGAGGTTGGTGTAGGCATCGGCTGCGCTCACGATCTGCCGAATGGCGACCGCACTGACGCCAAGGCCAGCCAGTACCGCCGTGTAGTTGCGCAGGCTCTGCAACTGGTTGCCGATGGACTCGATGCCAGACCGGATTTGTCCGTGCGAGCGCGTCGACGTAGCGGCTGCCGCTGACGTGGCAGAGGCAAACCCTGTCGTGGCAGATGCCGCCACGCGCATTCCACCTGCGGCGGTATTTCCTGCCGCCTGCGTTGACCTGCCGAGCAAGCCTAACTGCTCTTGGGCGGTGCGCATACCGGGCGTTAAGTCACTGGTGTCGGCAGTGATTCGGAGTCTGATGACCTGATCGCTCATGTCACGCTCCTCGCATCGTCAAGCCGCTCACTTCGACCGAGCGTTGAGCAGCGGCTGCGCCGCTTTCGCCAGGTACTGGACACGCCAGAGCACGTCCTCCCAATGGCGATGCGACATTCGCTTGATGATCAGTGCAGCGCGAATTTCCTGCGCGGATATCCCGTCGTAGTGCGCGCCGCCCATCCCAGCAACGATGTTCCAGCGGCATAGCTGATACACCTCCAGAGCGGGCAGATTGCATTCCAGGACCTCCAACGTGTCTTCTTCCGGTGCGGACGACCACTGCGCTTGAATCGACTCCGGGGCGCCTAGGTGGCGCAGTTGCTCAGCGATGGCATCGCGGTCCACAACGCGACGCGCACCGCTGAGCGCACGGGCGATTACTTCGAGTTTTTTCGCTGGTACTCGCGGGTATCGCGCCCCAATGCATCCAACAGCGCACGCACCACACCACCAGCAGCGAAGTGGTTGCGCTTGACTACGTCCTCCGGACTCAGCGGAATGCCGTTCTCGTCGACTTCATCGGTCTCGACGCCGTGGACTTTGACTAGGCACCGATCCAATACCGCGCGATCGCCACGCGAAAAGAAGTCACCCGCTTCCAGCTCTTGCTTCGACGGAATGGCCAACTCGACCTTGATCTGGTGCTTTCGCCATACATCAACGCCCTCACCAGGCAGGCTGAATTCGGCGTTGACGAGGGCGTTCTTGGTGATGCTGAGCTTCATGAGCACTCCTTGGTAAGTGGTACTGGCAGGGCAGCAAGGCGCGCTCGATCAACAAACCGGCGCGCCCCGCGTGGTCATCAGGTGAAGGTGATGGTGTATTCGTCGCCACCGGCACCAGAGGGCACGGCGGTGAACGGGATTTCAAAGCCCGCCACGCCCTCGATGTCGATCGGCTTCGGGTATTCCAGCTGCGCACGGATGGGCATCGAGACGTTCAGGCCAGCCGCGCTGACGATCGTATTGGTGATCGTCACTATGCTCTGTGCCTCAGCAATCGCCCACGGATTCCACGTGGCCAGCGTGTCGTTCTTGGCGATCTTCAAGGAGCCAGAAGGCTTGCGGTCCGTGATGATCACCTGACGCGATTCGCTGGTTTCGATCAACTTCACGTCAGCGCCCTGGCTCAAGGTCAACTGCTGCGCGTGCACGTTGGTTGCCCCCACAGCCACCGTCCACGTTGGTGCCTCGATCGCCGCCGGGGTCTGGAACGCGGTCCAACTGATGCCGGATGGGGCTTCCGCATCGGATGGGATGGTCAAGATGCCGGTCAGCGTGATGCTGCCCTTGGCGTAGTTCTTGATTGAGAAATCGAAGTCGATCAGACCGCGAACGCCGGTCATGCGGAAGCGCACGCCAGCCCAGTAGAAGTCGACCGTGGCGGACTCAAAGCCGGTGCTGATCGGCGCATAGGCTGCACTGGTTGCAGGCGTCAGAGTCTCGGCATGGCCGCAGACACGGAACAGCTTGCCCAGTGGCGCAGCGTTGCCCGGCGTCGCAGCGCCAAGAATGTCGCAGCCCGCCTTGAGCACGACACGCTTGCCAACCAACACAAAAGGATCGCCACCGAAGTATGGCGAATCGACGTTGCGCTCCAGCTTGTCGGCTGAGGTTTCGACACTGGAGTCCATCAAAAGGATCGCATCGGCTGCCACCATCGTTGGCGCAGTGCCGTAGGTCGTCTCGATGGCCAGCAAGGCCACGCGGTCAGTAGAAGATCGAAATGCCATGGCTCAGGTCCTTATTTGCGACGCGCACGCGGCGCGGTGGTGGGTTCAGTTGTATTGGTTGCATCGGCATCGATCTCTGGCAGCGCCTCGCCAGCGCCGTCGCCAGAGATCTCGAACTGACGCATCAGCGAGCCATCCGGCTGGCGGACGTAGCTGCCGCCTTGCTTTGGCATAGGCAGTTCGGTCATGGGCTGACCTCCTTGTGATAAGCGGTGGATGTGGCGAATCCGAGCACGGCAGAAAGCACCGTTTCTTGTGGCGCTTCGTCCTGCGTCCGGGTCCATGTCAGCGGCGCGTCTGCGCCGTCCGGCACCCATCCGATGAGTGCCGTACTGACCGAGTCGATGAGCGTGTTGAATGCTGCCTCCGGGCTATTCACACCCGCCTGAGCGCGCTGCATGACGATGCGGACACCGAACTCGACGCGAACGCGCTGACGCACGACACCGCTGAACCCGCGACCGTCATCCATGGGCGTGAGTGTTTGTCCACCCACCCACACGCCGGGAAACTCACTGCCTGCACGCTTCCAGAATTGGCGCTCATAGGCGGTCCCGACATTGACGGCCGGGTTGGCCAACACACTGGCAATGCGCTCCGCAACTTCATGCATCGAGAGGCGAGTGTTCACGCGATGGCCTCCTTGATGGCAGCCTCAATAGGCACGGTAAGCGCCTCGATGTACGCCGCCGGCGCGCTATCGGAATCCGGCACAAAAGGCCGCGCAGGAATCGGTGCCAGTGGACCGCCAAACATGCGATTTGCGGGATTGCCTTGCTGGTGAACCACCGCAAACATTCCAGCGCCACCGACGGTGACCGTCGCCGTGTCATCGCCCGACTCGGTGCGAATGCTGTTGTATAGGGAGCCGCTATCCACCAGCAGCGCGCGACTTGGCGAGCCGCGACGCTCGCGCAGCTTCAATGTGCTCGGGCGATGCGGCGCCCAAGAAGCACCTTCCGGAGTGGTCTCGGTGCGGAACCGATTGCGCGTCAACTGCTCAGCAGAATCAGCCAGTAGCCGCATCATGCGTGGCGTCGGCAACGCACCAAGTGCTTGAAACACACGGCTGACGTTACCCATGTCGATATGGATATGGATCATCAGCCGACCCTCGCGACCACGGTGTGCGCGGCGACAACGGCGCCTTCCATCGTTGGCGTCGTGGCAGCCACAACGCGATCGCGGTCTAGGTAGGTCAAACGCGCGCCGATTTCCGGCATCGCCTCTGCCGTGACCAGCAGAATTTCGTCATCCACTTGCAGCGCGACCGAACCAGCAAGCACATGCGGCAACACGCCCGTGATCACGGCATAGCCAAGACGATCCACGACAGCCGCGGTGTCGGCGTCGGTCGCACTGATCGTTACCGCAAAACCATGCTTTGCGATCAAGCGGTCTGCGCTGGCCTTGGCGCGACTCATGCGCGCTCAATCCGCAACGTGTTGCGGCCGGCGGTGACGACCGACCGAAGCAGGTTATCGACAACGGCATAGCGCACTTGTCCGCCGTTCTGCGGGTCGAAGTACTCGGTCTCGATCTGGCCAACCTTCTCGCGTTTCACACTGCTCGCGTCGACATCACTCAAGAGCGCCGTCGACAGTCCGCGAACAGCAAGCTCGCAGCAGGCGTGCACGACGGCGCGGATGGGCCACGAGTACTCCTCGCGCGGCCACTCCAACGCCTGGTCAGGGTCGAGCACGGAGCCGCGAAAGGTGTATTCGGCGTCGATGTATTGCGTTGCGCGTCGCAGCGCGACTTCCTTCTGCTCGACGGTGACGGCAGCGTCCGTCCAGGCGAAGTGCCCCATGGCGCTCGCATAGATGTCGGCATCAGCGACGGAGACATAGCTGTCTGCGTTCGCCAAGCCGGTGCCGTCTTCGACGATCAGTGCCATGGATCAGGCGACCTTCCAGCCTGCGCGAGCATGGGCAGCAAGGCAGCTCGGATGCACGTCAATGGTGTCGCCATCCTTGCGAACGGCCACCAGTTCGACGTCATCAGCGACCACTTTGGCCGCATCCGGCGCAGGCTTGGTTGGCTTCTTCTGCGGCTTGGTTTCTTCGCTCATGGGGGTTCTCTCGTTGTCGCTGGAGGTGCCCGCCGGTGGTGAGACCGGCGGGCCGTTTCATCAGCCAAGCAGCAAGGCGATGTGCTCAGGCTTCACGGCCTTGACGCCCCACGCCAAGCAGACTTCGAACTTCACCTGGCGGTACTGGCGATACACGCGAACCTCGAAGGTGATGCCGGTCAGCGGATCGGTAAGCATCATCGAGTCGTCCGCCGAATCGCCGCCGGTCGGCACCGCAGGAGCGCGGGCTGCCAGCACGAGCGCAGAGCGCGCAAACGCCAGATTGGCGGTGTAGCTGTTGCCGATCGTCAGCGCGTTGGCAGTGGGGATGGCCACGCGCGCACCGGGCTTGTTGAGGCTGATCGTGCCTGGCGCTGCCACGCCGGTACCGACGACGTACTTGTTCGCCGAGTCGGCCGCGAAGGTCACCACATCGCCAGCCAAGACGGTGCCAGTGCCCGTGACCAGCGCAATGTCACCGACGCCAATCGCGGTCGCGCCGCTGGTGACGTAGCTCGCGCCCGTGCCCTTGGTGTGCAAGCCGATGCCCGCCGAATTGCGCAAGGCAAAGCCCTGCAAGCGATCGGTCATGCCGTTGCGCAGCATGTCGGACGAACCGGCTTCGTTGACCTTGAACAGGACCGACTGCACGCCGCGGAGATTTGCCATCGCCGCAGAGCCAAGGGCCAACTGCAGATCAGACTTCGGCGCACCGTTGTCCTCAAGGATCTTCAGCACTCCTGCCACATCGGACAGATTGCCAGCGGTTCCAAACGGCGCTGTGCCAGCCGTGCCGTAGGCGCGAGAGGCCCCCACCTTGCCCGCGACAGCCAGATCAACCTCGACCGCATTGACCAGCTTTCGCATGGCGTCAGAGAACTGGTCGGCCAAGATGCGGTTGTAGGTTCCGTTGGAGCCTACGGCACGCTCTTCTTCTCCGTTCCAGCGGACCGGAGCTGCTTTCGATTTGGTGATCGCCACATCGACGTAGCCGACCGTGGTGTCGCCGGAATTGGCCGGAGTCTGGCCGGGCGTGATGTCTTCCAGCTCACCCGCCTCGCCGAGGCTGACACGGACGTTCTGGTTGAGCGCAGCGCGCTCTGCGTTGCTGTCGCGGCGGACAGCGGGGATGAGTCCAACCATCTCACGCGAGACGACATTGAGCGCCTCGTAAAGGGTCGGGATGATGCCGGTCAGGGTATTCGACATGGTGTGGGTTCCTTCAGTCGGTCACGGTGCCGCCACCCTGGATGTGCGCGACCCGTGCAGCAGGGTCGAGCGAATCGAAGGCAGCGCGCTGGATGGTTTTTGCGCCCTTGCCGCCGCCACCGTTGCCGGGAGCGCCTGAGCCGGGCTTGATGTCCGCCTTGAGGATCGTGTCCTTGTGCGGGTATTGATCGATGAGGATTTCCAAGGCTTCGTCGAAGTCGGCTTGTGCGCCAGGCTGCTTGCGGCTGTAGATCGGGTTGCCGTTCGCGTCCGTGGCGGCGAGCTTTCCGTCCACCAGTGAGAAGTGACGGCCAAAAGCGGCCTGCACCATGTCGACCGGAACGGCCAATTTCTCGCCGATGAACTTCGAACGAGCAAAATTGCCGCCGACGATCTCGCCATGCAGTTGCTGCTCAAGCGTCTGAGCGCGTTTGGCTTCGGCTTCCAGCTTGTCCTGGACGGGCTTCAAGGCTGCTGCAACGGCCGCATCCACCTGCCCGGAGTCCACCAGTTTCTTCAGGTCGAGCTTGCTGATCTTTTCCAAGGCGTCACGCGCCTTTTCCGGATCAATGCCTTCGAATGACTTCAGCGCATTTTTGGCTTCGTCACGTGCGGAAAATGCCTTCTTGGCATCGCCCTGCAGAGCACTGAACCGATTGGCCATGTCAGCAACATCGATCGCCGCCTCGCGACCGTCGTCGTAGACATAGACGGGGTGGCCGTCTTTGATGACTGCATTGCCGTTGTCGTCGATCTTGAGCTTCATGGAATCCTCTCGGCGTCCGCCGTTGTGATGGCCGTCCGGCCTGGCATTGCGCTTCCGCGCTGTTGCCGAGAGGGTGTTTCGTTTGCCTGTGAATGTTGAGCGTGATCATTCACACCCGGTGCGTTCAGCGTTGCCGGACCCATTTTTGGTGGTAATATCCGGCTCAAGCCGTGACCGCAAAATCTCCCCGCAGTCGCTGAGGGCCTCCTGAAGCCCAAAGGTTTCGTTGGTGGGACTGGGAGTCCACCAGGTCCGGACATGGGCGTTCAGGCGACGCCCTTAACTTTCAAAAGGCAGTCTCAATGGCTGCCTTTTTTCTTTCGCGGCCCCTGCCTCAACCTGTTGATGTCGTCAGGGCTTGTCATCCTGAATGATTGCAGGAACAGCTTTCCGCGAAGATCTGCTTTCACTATCACGACCCACAGCCTCCCGCTGTCGCCGATGATTGCGACGTGCCTGTCTTTTCCAGCCGAGAAATGATCGACCGGGTTGGAAAGCATCTGCGGTAGGCGAGCGTAATCCTCTGCGCTGATTTCCGGATGGTGGGACAGCTGCTTCTTGCGCGTGTAGCTCGACAACAGAACGGATGAATCTGACGCCCCTAGCGCGTCTGAAATCCGCTTCGGGAGACTCCCCACAACAAGGTCGCCTCGCGGCTTTCGCCACCACAGCGCAATCTGGGTTTCCGGCGTCGTCGCGAGGCGCAGCTCATCCAGCGACAACACTTGACCATATTGACCGACCAGATCGGTCTGCGTGATGACTCCACGGCGAAACAGGATCGCCCTGCCCTGTCCAAACAGTCGATCCTGCTCGGCTTCGCTCAAGCTGTCGAAATAGTCCCGGAACGTCTGCTGGCCGCCGTCTTTTGGGGCTGGCAACTTGCTGGTGTAGGCCATCGGCAAGAGGATCGACCGACACCGGTAGTGGCGTGGCGGCGTTCGCTCGATCGGGACTTTGTGGTTGATCGGCTCAAGGCCGTCAATGGTGTAGATCAGGCCATGGCGAATCGCGCACCCGGCAGTGGTCTTTTCGTCCAAGACCGCATGCCAGCGAAACGCATTGACGCCGTTGGCCTTCCAGACGGGGATTCTGGCGTCCGTGGCCACTTGAGCCACTGTCGTGTGCGCGAGCGCATCAGCATTGCGCAGGGCGGCCTGCAACAGCCCGCCAACTTCGCGGCTCGGACTCGACCCCATGATGCGAGGAAGCAGCGTCTCCGGCGCAGCGGCGCCCGCAGCCACTTCGCGCACAGCACCCGCAACGCGAGTCACCAGGTCATCCCGCTGGCGTGACCACATGACCGCCAAGGGGACGCCAAAGATCAGCAGTCCAGAAGCGATCCCGTTGAGGGTGCCTTCATCGATATCGACATCAAACCCGCTTGCCTCTGAGGCCCACGCCGCCTCGATGCTGGCCAACTCTTCCGCAGCCGCAGACTGCTGCTCGGAAACCACGTCGAAGCGCTCCGCAATCAATGCTTCGATCTTCTTCAGCAGCGCAGTCAGTTCGCGCTTGCGCATCGCTGGCAAGGCTTGGCCGTCCAGTAGCACCCGAAGTCCACTGGCCAACTTCCGCAGCTCTGTCCGGACGCTCAATGACTGGCCGTTGCCAAGGCGGATGAGCTGCAACGCTCGGTCGGTGTAGAGCTTGGCGATAGCGGCAGGCGATCTCACCCAGCATCTCGTAGAGCAAGGTGTGCCACGTGGGCAAACACGCCAGCAACACCATGGCGATCAGCAATGCGACCGAACCCGTAGAAGACGGGCTCGAAGGCATCCTGCATGCCAAACACCACATAGGCGGATTCCGGTTGAATCTCGCCACGCTCGACCTGATCCGCCAAGTGGCGAAGGCGTCCAGCAATATCGGTCAATGGCGGCAGGTCGTGGAGACGAACAACCTCGGAGACGGCCATCAGGCTGCCTGCCCTTCATCGTTGATGCGCGCCTGCTCGTCCTCCCAGTTGACCGTCTCGGGAATTCTCCCGAACCGCTTGCCCGCTTCGAAGATCGTTGCGCGGGACACAATGCCCTCGCGATACATGCCCAGCAGGTCCGCGATGGCGGATGCGCTGTCGATGTCAGGGTCGAGATTTGGATTGAGCTGGACAGTGCCGCCATTCGATTCGCCGCGGTACTCGGCAACCAGGTCGAGCACATCGTTCAACGTGTCTTGCAGCTGGCTGGCCATCCCGCCGAGTTGGCTGTTGTCATCGGAGGCATCCTCACGCGCCTCGGTGGCGGTCTTGGCTGCCTCGGCTGGCTGCAGCAGCTTTGCTCCGGCTTGACGCATCTCCTCTACCAGGTCGAGCAGTGCCCGCCGGCCAGATTCAATGGCGGCACCAGTGTGTTCAACGTAACCCATCGACGCGTTCGCTGGCAGTCGCACCGCGTGCTTGGCGCCGATGATCACGTTGTCACCATCGGTTGCGCCGATGATGCTGAGGATCGGCACGCTTGCGGTCTCGATCAAGGTGTCGTTGCTCGACTGCATCTGCCAGTGCTTGGCATTCAAATGCGCCAGCTCTCGAAGCGGAGGCGTGGCGGTCATGACGCCGGTTCGAGTCGTGTAGAGCGTCACCAGCGGAATGCGACCCAGTGAGGTGGTGACTTCGTCGGTCTGAGTCCAGTCGCCCTTCTGGTCCTTTTCGAAGATGCGCACGCCGCCCACTTCGTAGACGCGAATCTGCTCGATCTTGCGCTCGCCGAACTCACCATCGTCCTCTGTTCGCTCAAAGCGGATGCGAACCTGCGTCAGCTGGCCGTTCTTCTCGCGCCAGCCCAGCACGCGATTGGCCTTGATGCGGATCAGGTAGGGTCGAATTCCTGCAGCGCGCTGGTCTGCACGCGTGCGCACGCCATTGGCAGTTGGGCTCTCGACCAGAACATGTGAGATACCGTCTGCAAGGGCTTCCGTAAACCACTCCTTGGCAAAGACGTGCAGGTTGCGCCCCTGCTGGTCGACGTCGGGAATGATCTCGGTCTTGATCCAGTCCGGAATGTCGTCGTTTGGCATCAGCGGTTCGCTGAATACGCGCCCCACCAGTCGCTCGATGGTCTGCGACAGCGCCGGGAACAGCGTGGCACTGTTCAATCGCGCCTCGTAGTCGCTCTTCTCTTCCATCGGGCGCTTTGGCAGGTAGCGCTCACGCGCCGCACGCATGGCGCTGGTACCGCCAAGCAGGTCAGCGATCAACTGCCAATCAGCCTGCATGGCGGAGACCGCGGCCGAGTTGTTGTCCACTTTCATTGTCAGATCCTCAGTGGCTCGACGCTCACGCGTCGACGCTGTGCCAACACGCGATAGCGCGTGGCGTCGTAGTCGTGGTCTTCGGCATCCGAGTCGACGTCATCCGGATTCTTTGGATCACGCGGCAGTACCGGCAGATGCGCGATCAGCTCGCGGCAGTGGTCCATGACGTAGAGGGCGGGACCTTCAGGCTTTTCCTTGCCCGCCTCGCCGATCCTTGAACGCAGTAGGTCGAGGCCGATCTTTCGCGTGCCGGGTGCCTTGTCGGATTCTTCCCAGCGCACACCGACCTTGCTCATCTCATCCGCAATGGTTGGCGTGCCGGGTTGCGATACCGCGCTGATGGCGTTGTCGGCAGGTCCTGGCTTTGGCTCGGCGGCAATCCACCGACCCGCCAGCAACGACGCCTCTCGCGACCTGATGCCAGTCCCGATCTCACCGGAAGGCATTCGCAGGCCTTCGTTTGGGCCTTTTGCGCCGTACCACTCATGCAAGGCGATAAGTGATCCACGCGGAGGCGCCCAGCGTTGCCCTCCTGGCAACTCGGCTTCAGTGCCATCCGCCTCAGCCCACCAAAGGACCGAGAACGGCTTGCTACTACCCCAGTCGAAGGACCGATCCACGCGCCACGACGTCGGAATGGCGAAGCGGGGAACGATCACGCGAGGTGACCAGACGTCATCCAATGCGCCGCCGGCGACGATATTCCAGTCGCCATCGAGCATCGCTTTGACAAGAGCCTGATTGCCAAGGCCTTGCAGGCGATCCTCGTAGTCTGGATCGTTCTCCGCCATGGTGGGGTTGTCAGCCAGCTTCGCGGGAATGTACTGCCTGCGCATGCCGCCTTCGTTCTTTGGCATCTGCACGATGGCTGATGGCGGAGCGAGGTCGATCCACGCACGCTTGACCCAGTTGTGACCGACGCCGCCCGGGTTCGATCCAGCCAACACCATCGGCAACTTGGCGCGGTATTTGGTCGGGATGGACAGTCCGCCAAGGCGACATCGACCGCGCAGGTAACGGTAAATTGACTCACTGAAGTGGGTCAGCTCATCGAGTAGCAAGACGTGGATTTCCGCGCCCTGGTACTTGAAGACGTCCTTCTCGTGCTGGCAGTGGCAGAGGTGAATCTTGGCGTCGTTCCAGAACTGGATTTGGCTGTTGGATAGATTGAGTTTGACGAACCCCGCCTTGATCCAAGGCCCGAGCATGGCCGGAAACCCGCCCGCACCTTCCATGTGGTTCTTGTAGAGGTCCGCGAAGTGGCGGCGAAACAGGTAGACCTGCAGTCCGGGAACTTCGGCGCACAGCATGATCGCCAGCACGCGCATCAAATGGCTCTTGCCGCCGCCTGCCGCACCGCCGTAGAGCATCTCGTTCGCGTCAGACAGAAACGCCTGCGTCTGACGCTCGTGAAGGGTCAGGTCCAGTGCGGCACTCTGGCCACCGTCAGCCATTGCCTTGCACCTTTTTCGTCGTGAGTGTCAGGTTGACCACGGGAGCAGTCGTCTTGACCTCGCCAGAGTGCTCAACCTTGTCGACGAACATGCTGAGATACCGCGCAAGCTTTTCGAGCGCGCTGTTCTTGTCGGCCAGTTTGATCTTGACGCCGTGCTGCCCCTGAGAGACTTCGACCACGGCACGACGACGCACAGGGTCAAGCGTTTCGCTATCCCGCAGCACAACCCCGTTTTCGCCCCAGGTCACGAACTCGGCGAGGTCGGAAAACCCGATGATGGACAGCTCTTTGACGACGCGAGCGACATCGACCTCGGCGACAGCGGTCGCTTTCGACTGTAGGTCATCGATCATTGACCGAATGCCGACATTTGCCAACAGTCGCGCCACTTGCGCTCTAGCAGTCTTCTCGCTGTATCCCGCCTCCACGGCGGCGCGCTCCGCCACCCCATGCTTGGCATAGGCGGCAGCGAAGGCGGCTTGGCGCGGAGTCAACGCGTTCACGGCGACGCGGGTGCTCCGATCACTTTGACGATGGATTGGAGCCCGCGGATTCGGGCGTCGCACTCGGCGCCGACTCGAACAAGATCAGCCGCACCTCGGCTTCGAAGCTCGGCGGCTGCATCAGGGCGGGCGGTGGCGGTGGCGGCATAGGACAACTCGGCGGTGGCGACACAGCCTTGCCAGTGGTTGCGCAGCCGCAGATTGTCAGTACGCAGCCCAGCAACCACAGTGTCGTGATGGGTTTGTGCATTGCTCAAATCCTGCTCAAAGATGGCATTCAGTCCGGCGATTGCTGCGGACTGCTCGCGCTCACGCTGGCGTGCTTTCGCCTCAAACGACTCCCGTTGCGTGGCGATGTCCGCACGCAGGTCGCTGAGCTCGGCCGCTCGCTTTGCCAGGTCGGCACGCAGACCCGCGTTGACGATCACTAGACTGACGAGCGCGGCGAGCGCGACAACCAGCGCGGCGATACAGGCCTTGATGGTCACCATGGCGACACCTGGTCCCAGCCAATCAAAAACGCGGCGATGGCGCCGGCGGCGGCGATGAAGGTCAGAAGGCGAAACAGACCCAGTAGCGGGTCTTCGTTCTTCCGGTCGGTAGCACGACGGTTTTCGGTCATTGACTCAGACCCTCGATCTGGATGGAGCCATCACACACACCAGTCTCAAATGCTCTCCGGCGAGGAATGCCCAAGCACTTGTTCGCTGGATCGCGACAGTCCTTCTTGGCTACGGTGTAGTAACTCGGGATCGCCGCGCAGGCCCGTGGGATGTCGTAGATCGGCAGTGACTTGGCAATCGTGGTCGGCGCGCCACTCTTGCGTCGGCACACCGCGCCAGCGCCCACGTTGTAGGCCAAATGCCCGATCGCGAATTGCACGTTCAGCGGCAGCATTCGCATGTTCGGCACGCACTGCCGTTCGACCTCGCTCAGATGCGCTTCAATGGCGGTTGCCAGCAGCGATGAACACTCGGCATCGGTGTAGGTTTTGCCTGGAATAACCTCGGCACCGGTGATGCCATCGCACACGGTCCACACGCCGCCGATGTCGCGGTATGGAACAAGCTCACGCCCCTCCCAACCGCCAAGGCTCGCTGCCATGGTCATCAGTAAGGCCAGTGGCCAGCTCAACCCCTTTCGTGCCACGGCGCTCATGTCAGCGCCTTGAATAGCGTGGTGAGTGTTTCCTTGACACCGAAAATCGCAAACCCGGCGACCAGGGCGATCACCGTCAACCCCTTGCGGCCGGTATCCAGTTTGCTTTCCAGTTCCGCCACGCGGCCGGTCAGCTCGGTGATCGCTTCGGAACTGGCTTTCAGCAGTTCCGCGTTGTGCTCCATGGAGGCGAGGAGTTTTCCAAACAGCACGGGATCAATGTCTGACATATCGCGGTTCCTGATGATCGAAGTGCGCGGTCACCCAGCCGGAGATCGGACCACGTGCCAGACCTTCAGCCCGCTCAGGTCCGCCACATGCACCGCCCGCGACGCGGGAAAGCCGAGCCCGCGCTGCCAGTGTTGTTGGCGACACCGCTGGCTGGTCGCGCCACATCAGGATTCGTTGATGGCCTGTGAAAAGGCAGCGGGATCATTCACACCCCTACCAGCCTGCTTTCTGATCTTCACCACCATGGATCGATCGATGCCCCACAGCTCGGCGATCTGTGCGTCGGTCATTGGCGCGCGTTGAGCGGCAGCCGCGATCATGGTGTCGCGACGCTCGCGGATCATGGCGACGATTCGTGGCGCAATGTCTCCAGCCTGATCTTCGTTGAGCCCGCAGTCGCGCAAGCAGCGACGAATATCGCGCAGCAATCCCCAGCGCCCGATCACGCTGCCTCCAGAGTGGCTACACGCACCTCGATCCCACCTTCCTTGACCACAGTGCGGCGTTCGATCAGTAAGCGATCAATCTGCGCGTCATCGACCCACAGGCCTGCGTGCGTGAGACTGTCCAGAATCGCTTTGGGCAGGTTGTCCAGATCGCGCGATCGACGGTCTGGCGGGTAGGCCAGAATTTCCACGGACAACCTTCCCTTCATTGGCATGGCTTGGCGGTGACGCAACTGCTCAACCGTCGAGCCATGCACCTTGGCACGGTAGTCCCTGCCGTCCGCGCTGATCAGATGACGTCCAGCCAGCTTTCCCTTCGTCGGGTGACGCCAGTAGGCGTTCACCGAGGGCGGCCACGGGAGAAACAGCTGCACGACCGTGTCATTCATGGCGTGACCACCGCAAGGTGCTGGGCTGCGCGCGTCACCGCGACGTACAGCGCGCGATTGAACTCGAACGGGTTGGCCATGCGGCAAAGGTCTGCCCAGTCGAGAATGGCCGTATGCAGCGTCGAGCCTTGGGACTTGTGCACCGTCATCGCGTAGACATGACGCAGATCGGCGAAGTCGTTTTTGAGCGACCATGCCTTGGCAACACAGACCTTGCGCTCACTGTCGAGCAATCGATCTGGCGTGATCATCAACTGGGCCTTGATGCGCCGGACCTGATCGAACAAGCGGCTGACTTCAGCATTCAGCGCACTTGGCTGGTCAGCGACCCAGAGCTGCACCAGGCTACCGTCCTCTTGCGCCAGGACAACTCTCCATGCGGGGATGTGTTCGTGGCGAGGGTGAGGCAGGCGTTGCAGATCCTGGACTGTGCACTCTTCGCTGTTGAAGAGTGTTGCCTTGCGAGCCGACAAAGGTCGGTCGGTGTCGCTCTGTGTGTTGGCTTCTCTGGCCTCATGCGAGGCATTGAGCATGACGATTTCGCCCGGTGCGAACGGCGTGGCTGTGCCGTGCATTGCGGCATGAATCTCGCGGTTGTAGCGGATCACCGTGTCATTGCGGAACGCGAGGATGCGGGTGTCATGCCCTTGCTGGATATCGTGCAGTGCCCAGTTGAAGGCGGTCACGGCGCCGCCGCCAGCCAGTAGCGCATTGGCCGGCGGCGGAGGCAATGCAGCGGCCAGCTCTGACGTGCTCATCTTGGTGCCCTGCTCAATGGCTTGGCGAATCCGCAGGCTGAGCTGGATGATGGGGCTGCCTGCAGCCTGCCGGACGATGTCCAGCAACTGGACACGGTGTTGCACGCAGGAGAAGGCAGGCGACTCTGCCCCGCCATCTTCAACTGGCGGGAGCTGTGCGGGGTCACCAACGAACAGCACGCGGGTGCTGTTGTGTTGGATCTTGGTGGCGATGCGGGCAAACAGCGCATGACCCAGCATGCTGGCCTCATCGATGATGACCAGATCGTATTCGTGCAGAGTGGACACCCCGTCGCTTAAGCAGGCGTGCTGGCCGTTGTCCTGTTCGCGCAGGCGGAGACCGAGGAAGCTGTGAATCGACCCGAACGCCAACGCCGACTCGGCGTCGACCGGCACGGTGATCTTTTCCCGCAGGACGCCGACCGCTTTGTTTGTCGGCGCCGCGATAGCCATGCGCAGCTTCCCAGCCATCGCCTCGACGAGCGCGCTGACGACCGTCGTCTTGCCCGTGCCTGCGTACCCTGCCAGCGTCATCATCGCCGCGCCGTGTGCGCCTTGTGCGAAGGCACAGATGGCATCCATGGCGTGTTGCTGAGCGGTGGTGAGCGTGATGGCGCTGGGCATTACGGCGGTCGATCCTTGGTTCGTTGAACTGGTCAAAAAGTGTCCATTCCATCAGGGTGAGAGGCTCTCACCCGCCTCACCCTTTTTTTCTCACCCTGAGGAATCCAGTATTCATGCGGCTTGTAGCGTTTTTTTTGTTGAGGGTGAGAGGGTGAGCTATAAGGGCTTTTTCATTTTTCCCTATAAGGGGCTCTCACCTCTCACCCTGAGCCCTGAAAACGTTGTGCTGTCTGCGTTTCAGAGGGTGAGAGGTGCTCTCACCCTGCTCTCCCCCTCTCACCCTGAGCATCACTTCACCACCTTCAGTTCGACCTGACGGGCGTAGCGCGCCAGAACCAGGACCTTTGCGGACTTTCCAGGCGGCACGATCTCGACGATGTACTCGTCCTCGATGAGGCTATCGATCAGGCTGTTGCGCTTGTCCTTGTCCCGAATCTTTCGGAACGCCCAGCAGATGTTGTGCAGCTTTCCTCTGGCGATGCCTTCAGATCGCCTGCTGGCGATCGCTGCGACGACCTTTTGACCGTCATCCACCTCGCCGTCATTTCCGAGCGTGCTGTAGTTCTCCAGCCAGGCGCGCAGGTGTGTGGTGACGTACTCGGTGGCCCAGATGAGGATGTCCTGGCTTGCCATCGGCTGAGCGGGGTTTGCCCAGGCGCCCAAGGTCGTTGCCAATCGACGCGCGGTCTGTTGTGCAGCGATCAGCAGCGGCCGGTGTCCCGGCTCTCCCGACACCGAGTTGATCGCGTTCTGGTACTCGGTGAAGTCGCGCGCAAAGCGCACCTTGATCAGATTGGGTCGTGCGCCGGGTTGCGCGCCGAAAATCTCGGCGATCGACAGCTCGTGACCGACGGCTGGCAAGCGGCGCACCTGCCGCATGGCCTCGCGGATCCATGCTGGACTTTGACTGCTGGTGACCTCGCGTTCGGTCACGTCGGCGGTATCCAGAATGACCGACAACTGGTGCGCGAGCAGGCCGCGAGTCAGCTCACCGCGCTGCAGTAGCGCCCCCATCTGCGACTGAGTACTCAGCAGGACGGTGGTCAGTGCGGGGGAATGGATCACCAGTTGATCATCACTCGCCGAAGGCTTCAGTCCGGCCTCGGTGCCGCTGTCGATATAGATCGAGCCGGAGGTGTAGGCATCCGCCATGGCCGAGAAGGCCTGGTCCAGCACGCCACTCGGCTGGCGCTTGGCAAATTGCGCCAGATGCCCGTAGTCGTTGATGACGTGGATCGCAGCGGGCGACCGCCATAGGGTTGAATAGACGTTGCTCGGCACATTGGCGCGCGTACCGCGCATCATGCGGCGCAGGCCTGCCTCGTCGATGACCCGGGCAATCGCGTCGCGCACGTAGCTGGTCATCACCGTCGACTCGGCAACAAGGCCAAGGCACAAGTGACAGGGCGTACCGCCCTCGCCCACATACACCCGACTCGCCGCCAGGGCGGCGAGCGCCAACACCGCATGGCGGGTGGCGTCGGGGTGCGTGACCGGGTAACTGCTGTCCATCCATTCCGCCATCGCTTGCAGCGTCGTGACGGGAATGGGTGCGCGCGCCGCTGGCTTTGGCGCATCGGGAACCAACTCGATCACCGTCCTGCGGTTTGCCGCCTCGATCGCGGCGGTCGTCGCCTCGTCAAAGCGTGCCGCGACCTGACTGGCTGGATTCACCCAGCCGGACTCAGCCGCCTTGGCGAAGATGGTCGCCAGATGGACTTTCTTGTGTTTGCCGTTGGAGAACGACGCCCAAACGCGGCGCTGGTCTGCGGGGTCGTATTTTTCCGACAGCTGGGACCACTCGGTCCAGATCGCGAAGGCCTCGGCCGCACCGGTGGAATGCAGCGCCATGCCGTTTATCAACCAGGTGTCGCGGTCATTGGGGTCGCAAAAGGCCAGTGCGGAGCGCAGCTCCAAGCGTTGCCCCGGCGAAATGAACCCGGTGCCTGCCACCAACGTCAGTGGCGCACTGCCGGTCGCTTGTGTGGTGCCAATCCAATCGGGCAAGTCAGCCACCAACATGCCGTCCAAGGGGTCACAGGATGCTTCCCAGGAATAGCTGTTGCCGGATGCGTGACGGGACGGCTCGACAACGATGTAGCCGCCGTCACCCTTGAGATCGATGCCCTTGCCCAGCTTGCCGGGAAGCTTGCGTCCGGAGCGATTGAAGAACAGATGATGCGTTCCACCGCCACCCGTCATGGCCAGCACGGTTTCCGGGAACGCGCCATGTTCCTCAAACAACGCATCCAGTGTCGAATCGCCGCCATTGCGTGGGTCGGTATCGACCGCCACCAAGCCATCCAGCAGCGCCAAGCCGAGATTGGAGTTCGGGTACTGCGTTGCCCAGGCCTGCAGCACAACCGGATCGGAAGAGGCGTCCTTCACACCGTGAAGTGTCAGCGGGTGCTTGCCGATCGAGCGGCAATCCCCGTCCCCGCAGGTGCACTGGCCGTCGGCCTTGATGCCGTGCAGTGGGAACACCTTCCAACCAAGGTCGGCGTATTGCCCGGCGTGGCGAAGCCAAGCGGCCGTCGTCACGCAGCCACCCGCAGATGACCGATCTGGTCCATCTGACGCCGAATCGACTCCAACGCCTTCACGGACTCGATGAACTCGCGTTGCAGGCGTGCCGCCTCATCTTCGATCACGATGGGCTGCGGATCGGCATAGCCCGCTTCGCGCGCCTCATAGGCCGCGAGGATGTGCAGGCCACGCACGCGCGCCTCTTTGCGGATGATGGCCAGTTCGCGGATATCCAGCTTTTCGCGTCGGCCAGGATTCAGACAATCGTTCAGCCATCGGCCAGCCTCATCCGGACTCATCGCGGGTCGTAGCAGAGAACCCACCTGTTTGAACCCGCCAAGAGCCATTACGGTCGCCCGAATCGCGTCCTCGTAACTATCGAAGAACAGCGGCAACTGGAGACTCATACCGACCCCGTCCGACGGCGTCGGATAGCGTCGGACAACCTCGCCGTGGCAAAAAAAACAGCCATGAACAGGCCGATTCCAAGATTACGCAGCATCGCGAACCTCCCGATCTTCCGGTGGCCAGCTCTCAGAGGGAGACTCTTGGAGGCGAAAGTGGCGCGCCCCGTGATAGCGTTGAAGCTTCGACACGACAATGCCCATCACGGAGCGCCCCATGGCCAAGAACGAAAATCCGCCGCCGGAAGACCTTTCGATCCTTCTGCAAGACATTGTCCAGCGGATAACCACGCTTCACGATCAACAGAAGGCGAACCAAGCGGTATTGCTTGCAACGATTGCCGCGCTTGGCAAAGCGAGCCCAGCTGGTTTTCGTCTGATCGAAACGCACGCACTGAAAGCAGGGGAAGTGTTGGCACGCCACTCGTCGCAGGCGTCGCAAGTGCAATACCACATCGAGACGCTGCTTGGCGCAGCGCGCGCCGCAGTAACCGGGAAAGTGTCCCCGCCATAGAAATCGTCGCTTCACGCAGCATCGCGAACCTCCTGCCCAGCCTCACCCGCTGGCGCGGACGCTTGAGGGCCGAAGACGTCGGGGCGAAGTTCGTGGCGGGAAACGGCCCCACCACTTTCCTCGTGCAGCCTTCGAACAAGGGCCGCATCAAATCGCGGCTTCACGGAAAGCGCCTTCCGGAGATATCCAACAGTCGTTCCGGATCGACGTGCGAAATCGGCCTGCTCCGTCGGAGGAAGGCTGTTCAGGTAGTTGCGCAAGGTTTCCATGGGGAAAGAATACCTCCAGGTATTCTTTCATGCAATACCCTCAGGGCATTTACTCGCGGGTAACTTTTCACATCATCACAGCATGGACAAATATGAAAATCGCCGACTTCAACTTGAAGCTCTGGTTGCCTCGATTGGGCACGGAGGCATAAAGCAAGTTGCTGAAAAAATTGGCAAAGAACCAAGCTACGTCTCTAGGATGTTGTACAAGCCAGGAAAACCTGGTGGAAAGCGCATCGGGGAAGACACCCAAGAGGCTCTTCAAGCCGCATTCAGCGACTGGTATCAGCAGCCCAAGCGCCCAACCTCCCAGCCTTACCCCTTGAGTGAAGGTGGCAGTGGTTTTCTCATCAGCGAGTCGAAGGCGCCGTCCCCGGACGAGCTGCCTACCGATGCCTTGGTTGACGCCATCGCAAAGGCGATGTCGCAAATTCCAAGCGACCTGGTTCCTGCGGCAGCCAAGGTGATGGAGTCGCTCGCATCCAGCCCGAACAGCGAGATGCTGAAGAATCATCTTGGTCAGATGATCTCCAGCGGCCGTGCGGATGCAAAACGATAGCGAATATGACGTCATCGCAAGCAAGGGAATGCCAATGATCAAGTTCGGGACTCTGGTTGCTGGAACGGAAACCCCAGTTGGAATCGGTGTACGCGGTGCCAGCC